CAAAGCGGTACCGGAATTTACGGCTTTTCTCCTGAGCCATATCGTCGATATGACGCTGGCAGGCCTGAATGACATACTGGCACGCCGGGATCTTCCCCCGCACAACGTTGCGGGCATACTGATTCGCGGCGTTAACGTTGGGATACGATTTCCGGCTCATGAGCTGATCATCTTCAGGAATGGGTTGGAGGTTTTCTTCTGGCCTGCAAGGCCGACCAGACGCTGGCGGCTGCTGGGGTCGAGGCCCAGCATTGAACCGGTAGAACTCATCTCCGATTCCTGTTCTTTCTTCGCGGTCAGCTCAGGGTTCTTTATCTTGCCGCCCATCGCACCGGTTATGGACAGGCCTTCCACGGCGATATTCTTTACCGCCCGGCGCCAGAATTCGTACGCGACACACCAGCGCTCGAGCACGGCGAGATCGGTAACGCAGATCAGGCCCTGCCCACATAATTCTTTCGTGGTCAGTTCCCACATGATCGCCGCGAGCGGCAGATTCTCTTCTTCAAACCAGTCCGGCGGTGCCACGCCCTTGATGGGGGTGAACACCGGCTCTTCTTTATTCAGGGCTCGCTTACCGGGGTTTCCGGCCAGCTCCTTGCGCGCCGTTGGCTTTGGGCGGCGCCCGGAACGCCCCGCCGTTCCAGCCATAAGCGACACTCCTGGTTAAATTTGATTTTTCGCGGGTATAAAAAAACGAGGAGGCGGGCAGTCCGGAAGGCGGTCGGCCGCAGGGATTTGACCACCCCCTCCCCCGGCCGGACGCAATCGAGAATCACTCTCATTTGATGCGGTCGCGCGCGGTCTTCCTGGCATGGCAGGACCAGCACAGGCTCTGCAGGTTCGCATCGGCGTCAGTGCCGCCATGCGCCTTCGGTTCGATGTGGTCAACGCATGAAGCCGACTTGGCAACACCCTGCTTCAGGCACTCCTGACACAGTCCTTTGTCCCGCTTCAGGATCCGCGCACGGATGATCTCCCACTTCGTGCCGTAGCCGCGCTGGTGTCGTGTCTGGCCGGGTTTGTATTGCTTCCAGCCTTCACCCTTGTGAGCGTCGCAGTAGCCTGAGGGGTCTGTTGTTGTCGATCGGCAGCCGCGAACGCGACAGGCCTTTGGTGTGCGTGGCGGCATAGCTACTTCTCCTTAAGCCATTACGATGGGTCAACCCATGGTGATAGCGATAAAAATCCTGAACATGCCCTTTTGTTTATCGTTGATAATTCTCAAAACAAGGTGGATATTGATTTAAACCATACGAATCACGGGGCTTTTTCATGTCTTTCAAATATTCTTTGTTCAGGGGCTGGTACTACTTTGCGACTTTTTATGCAGCTACCACGTTAGGAAAGCAATTCGGAGATGTAATCTACGAGGGGTCATGGTTGCTGCAAGCAGCAATAAGCATGGCGATTATTTCTTCTATGTTCATGCTATCGCAGCGTTTCTTTAAGATCCTGCGGCAGCATTTTTCAAATGAATAAAATTCACTGCAATGCATCCATTATCAAGCCCACCAGCAGATGGGCTTT